GGTGCGCAGAGGCGCGCTTTTTCACCACGTATGAAAATTTTCAAGCACATTTCGCTTCGTAAAAAAAGGAAAAGTCAATGCAAATAGTAAATTTAAACACTAATGATTTGAAAGCCTATGCAAGCAATAGTCGAACGCATAGTAATGATCAGATAATCCAGATTGCAGACAGCATTACACGGTTCGGATTCACCAACCCAATTTTAGTAGATGGAACATCTGAGATTATCGCGGGGCATGGCCGAGTTATGGCCGCAAAGCGTTTGGAATTAGAGCAAGTGCCGTGCATCGTTCTGGATCATTTAACGGAGTCGGAGAAAAGGGCTTACGTGATCGCAGATAATAAACTTGCACTAAATGCGGATTGGTCAGAGGATCTGTTGATCAGTGAGATTAATAAGTTACTTGCAGACGGGTACGATGTGAGCGCCACGGGTTTTGCGGATTCAGAACTTGACAAACTTCTAGGACAAGATATTGAGGACTTAGAAGATTACGACGACGACGGAGACTTGCCCCAAGCGTTGCAGTTAGAGCCGCCGAGAGAATACGCGCTGATCATGTGCGAAACTTTCGACGAATGGGAAAAGTTAAAAGAAGTCTTAAACCTTACACCAGTCAGGCGCGGCGGTTATAAAGAGGGCAGTGCTTTTGATTCAGTCGGCACACAGCGAGTGGTTACGGCTAGCGATTTATTCGACAAAATGGGGGTTGAATATGATCATAGCAATACCGAGTAAGGGCAGAGCGGGGCAAGTAAAAACCCAAAAATTGCTAACGTGTGCGGTAGTTTATGTGCCGCAATTAGAGGTAGAATCATATCGATCGGCAGGCACACAAAATGTGGTTGGTGTGCCAAACGATATTCACGGGATCACAGCTACAAGAAACTGGATATTAAAAAACTGCAATGATCGCCATGTCGTGATGATCGACGACGACGTAAAAAGTCAGGGATTTTTTAAGTTATTCACAAGAAAATCACGGCAGAAGAAAATGAGCGAGATGGATTGGCTTGCAGAGTTCCAAAAGCTGTTTCTCGTTACCGAGGATCTAAACTACCGAATTTGGGGTGTTTCCACTGATGGGGCTTTAAGAGCCGTTTATCCTTACAAGCCATTTTCATTCAGATCTTATATCACCGCATCGTGTATGGGGCTAATTAACGACGGAGATTTACTTTTTGATGAAAGCTTTAAGGTCAAAGAGGATTACGAGATAAACCTGCGGTGCATTAAAGAAGATGGGGGGGTCGTTTGTGCGCGCTACCTTTATTGGGCAAACTCACATTGGCATGATGAAGGAGGATGCAAAGAGTACAGGACACAGGAAATGGAAAGGGATGCAATCAGGCAGTTGAAAACGATGTACCCAGGTATGATCAGGACAGCAAAACGAGAAAATTCAGAGTGGACAATATCCATCGTTTAAGGAGTTTTTAATATGGCAGAGCAACCCGTATATTCGGTTACAGTAATCGCAGAGATTTTGGGAATAGGTGAACGGAGAATACAGCAACTTGTCAAAGAAGGGGTATTGATTCGTGGCGACAGGGGCAAATATCCATTAACTGATAACGTCCGTGCCTATATAAAATACTGGGAAGACAAAGCAAAAGGGATGGGCAATGACACGTCAATAAATGACGAAAGATACCGATTATTAAAAGCGCAAGCGGACTCTCAAGAGCAAAAGAACTTAGTCGAAAGGTCGGAACTATTGCCAGTTGATTACATTAGACAGATTGCGGCGCGGGTAGCGGTTCAGCTTTCCAGCATTTTAGATACGATGCCCGCACGATTAAAAAGAATACAACCATCATTGAATAACCAAGCAATCGACGTTATCAAAGCAGACCTAATTGAGATGCAGGTGATAATGTCAGATATGCAAGAAGTGGTGGATCAGGTTTTTGCAGAGAATGTCTAATAGCGCAGAAGCAGTAAACAAATCCATAACCACAGGCTTGAGCGTTTTTATAAAACCGCCCCCACAAACGGCCTCAGAGTGGGCAGACGAAAATTTTTACTTGTCTGCCGAGTCTAGTTATACAGAGGGGCGTTGGACAGCTTTCCCGTTTCAAGTTGCGATTTTAAATGCAATGGGCAATGACGATATAAGCATACTTGATTTTTTAAAGTCTGCCCGTGTTGGCTACTCAAAAATGATCCTAGCCAGCATTGCATATCATGCGGAACACAAGCGACGTAACCAGATTTTATGGCAACCAACCGATGGTTCTGCCGTCGATTTTATGAAAGCACACGTGGACACTATGATCCGTGACGTTAAAAAGATCAGAGCAATATCGCCATGGGTTGACATGAAGCATCGCGACAACACCCAGTCGAATAAAATCTTTACCAACCGAAAGCAGTTTTATTGTCTAGGGGGTGCGAGTGCAAAGAATTACCGCGAAAAGTCAGCCGACACCGTGTATTTTGATGAACTATCAAGTTTTGAGGAAAACGTCGAAAAAGAAGGCTCGCCAATATCGTTAGGAGATAAGAGAACCGAGGGTTCAGTTTTTAGAAAATCAATACGGGGAAGCACCCCCAAGATCGAAGGCGCTTGCCTAATCTCAAAAGAAGCGAATTATGCAGAACATTTTTTTCGTCGTTATGTGCCATGCCCGTGTTGCGGAGAGTTTCAGGTTTTAAAGTTTGGTGGGCGGGATGAAAAGTTTGGGCTAAAGTGGGATGAAGGAAAGCCAGAAACCGCGTTTTATTTGTGCGAGCATAACGGGTGCGTGATTGAAAACAACAGCTTGCCTGACATGGATCGGGGCGGCATTTGGAGATCAGACAGCGGGCTAGAAACCCACGACTCATATCACTTTAGGGATTCAGTCACGGGAGAAGAAAAAGAAACACCTATGCACGTCGCTTTCCATATCTGGACTATTTACTCACCCATGACAAGTTGGAAGCAAATCGTTGTTGATTTTTTGCGGGCAAAGATGGACAGCGAAAAGCTAATGACATTCACCAATACCACGTTGGGGGAGGTTTGGGTACTGGATGCGGGAGAGCAATTAGACTGGGAACTTTTATACAATCGTCGAGAACATTACCAAGCGCAAATACCAGACGGCGTGGCTTATCTTACTTGTGCGATTGATACGCAAGACGACCGTTTCGAGTTCGAGATCAAGGGATGGGGCGCGGGTCTTGAAAGCTGGTCAATAGATTACCGTCAGATTTACGGGAATTTATCCACAAACGACATCTGGAAATTGCTGGCAGAGTTAATCACTAAGACTTATATCGACAGACACGGGAGAGAGTACACGGCTGGCTTAATAACGATAGATTCGGGCGGGCATTACACGTCAGAAGTTTACGAGTTTTGTCGCAAGATGGGCCGCAAGTTTGTAATACCGATAAAAGGGAGTAGCACGGCAGGACAACAAATAGAGAAATTCCCTAACAAACCGACCAAAGAAAAAGTCTACTTGACAATGGTCGGAACGGACAATGCCAAACTCGTCATACACAATCACTTAAAGCAGATGGAAGTCGGGGCGGGTTATTGCCATTACCCAGTAAAAGAGTCACACAATGAAGAGTATTTTAAAATGCTTACGGCCGAAAAGTACGTGATCAAAGTCAGGGGCGGTAGAAGTTCTGCCATATGGGTTGCAGGTGGGCGGCGCAATGAAGCATGGGATTGTCACGTCTATAATTTGGCGGCTATTAAGATAGCAATACGCAAGTTTGGTGTCGATGTGAACGCGCTGGCAACGTCGTTATGGGGTGCGGGAAATGTAAATTTTGATTCAGAATTATTACCAAAAAAACGGGTGCGGAAAAAACGCGCCCACGCTACAAAATCGGCCAACACGGGCAGTAAACTATTCTAAGGTGAAATTATGAAACTATCGAGCCATGCAAATATTATATCGGACAATATGGAGCGGATAATAAGATCTGCAAGCGCATCATGTAAAGGGGTCGAGCCTAAGATTAGGGGCGGCTGTAATTACACGGGCTTGTCTGGTTCTGAGCTTGCGGGGGCGTTGGGTTGTTTAACTGATCCGCAGTTTTTAGCCGTGTCTATTTTCGGGGGGTTTCATAAAGACGGTGATCTATGCGCTTTGGCACGGTTCATAAGAACAAGCTATACGAGCCAAGCGGGTTGGTTTGTATCGGGTAACGAAGCATTTACCAGAAAGCACAATATGCTTTTGTCGACTGTGATTTTTGACTACGAAAAAGGGCGGGTAAGTAAAACGGCAATTATTGCAGAACACATGGGGATCAGCCAAAGGGCATTTAACAAGACCTGGAGAGTCAGATATATGGACATAATCTCGGTGCTTGATGCTTTGGTGATCAGCGGAATAAGAAGGATCGAAACCGCGTTGCAAAAATAAAGTTAAATAAAGTTAATAAACAACTGTACAATAATATTAACCAAGGTTATACTAGAGGCAAGTTAAGAAGAAAGATAAATTAATCAATTTAGGGGAGCGACATGACAGATTATACAGTTTTATTAGAAAGCGGAACGGTCGGAGAAGTTGAAGCAAACGGCATGGAGATTGGCGACATGGTAAGAGTAAAGCTAAATGATGAAAATGGATGCCAGATTATGGAAATTGGCTTTGTTAAAAGCGTTTTAGAAGAAAGATAAATAATCAATTTAGGGGAACGATCATGACAGTGAAAGATATGGAAAAAGAGATCAGAAAAAATCTAAAGGGATCTGGTCTTGTTTTAAGAATTTTAAAAATTAAAATTAACGGGCAAAGGGCTTATGCTTTTGAAAATGAGTTCAGTTATTTTGAGATTAGCAACATGACGATAGATATGGCATACGAAAATACCTTAAACGATTTTTTAGAAAGCCGTAAAAAATAAAATTAAATAAAGTTAATATTAGTGCTGTACATTAATATTAACTTTGGTTATACTTTAGCTGAGTTAGGAAAAAAGATAAATAATCAATTAGGGGAAAAAAATGTCAACTAGAGCAACTTACCAGATCACAACAGAAAAGCGAGATATTAGGCCAGTAATTTTTTACATACATTGCGATGGCTACCCAGAGGGCGCAATGGAATACATTAAGGCAGGGCTGTTATTTGAGAACAAGCGCGGCACTTTCATTGAGCAATTTATGAGAGCGAACGAGACCGCAGAAATCACGCCAAGCCATAACGCACACGGAGATACTGAATTTACATACGACATTGTAGAAAAGAAGGACGGCCAAATACTTGTATCGTGTACAGACCTTAATGACGTTAGAACAATCCTAATGAATGTGCCAGTAGAAAAGTTAATTGATGATATTTTAGACGTGCCTCAAATTGGATATATAACAAAATTAGGGCTTGACGCAGTTTTATATTCTAAAATCCAGAATTGCAAACGATTTGTAGATAATGGAGGTATCGGCAACGCCTCAACTATTCTGCATGAAATGATCAGAATAATTGATTGGTCTGAAAAAAGTGAGATTGACGTTGCAGACTTTAAAGTGATTGCAGAAACATTGAACGACATTATCTGTCTAAGCTATGAAGGACACTCACCGCAAACCTTTTGGGATATAGGCATTATTTAATTTGTAGGGAGATGCCTGCCGTGATTAGCGGCGGGCTTTAGTCATTGAGTAATCAAGAGGGAATAGAAATGGAAAGTAAAATAAAAAAATATGTCGAGCATCTAAAATTAGAAAGCAATGTCGAAACCATAAACAATTTTAGAACCAGTTTTGCCAGAAATTTTGCGGATGTTTATAAAGCGTGGGCGGTATGTAATGAACAGGGAGTGCTTGAAGCTATGGCGCGTTCTATTCTCAGCGCAGAAGTTTTATACCTATTAGATTGGCACATTAGGGGGGATAGAGTGCCAAGCTTGGTGGGGGTGATAGATGATACCTGTACCCGTCTGGATATAGACATCGACAAGGTTGGCCAAGCGTTGGATGCCTTGCTGGAATGCGATTGCAGAAAGTTTGATTAATAGGATAAAAAAAGTTTGCAGTAGGTTCTTAAATTTGCTATATTATTTCTAAGTTAGAGAATTTTCCCCTGAATTGTTCTACCTTGACTGCCCAAGCCCGCTTAATCGCGGGTTTTTTTATGTCTGGAGTTTAGAGAATGTACGCGTTATCAAAAAGAAGCGAAAATAATTTAATTGGAGTTCATCCAGACTTGCAAAAGGTTGTGCGTTTAGCAATCACGCTTACACCGATTGATTTTGGCATCTCAGAAGGGTTGAGATTAGAGAAGCGGCAAGAAGGGTTATTTGCCAGAGGGAAAAGCACCACGATGGACTCAAACCATTTAGTACAGCATGACGGGTTCGGCCATGCGGTGGATATGTTTGTACTGCCTGACGGGTCGATCAGTTGGGAAGCAGAAGATTTTAGGCAAGTTATCCAAGCATTTTTTGAAGCCGCAACTCAGCTACACATACAAATAAAATCAGGCGGTTTATTTAGATCGTTTCAAGACTCGCCACATATAGAACTGAATAGAAAATATTATGATTAATTTATCGGGATATACGACAAAGGACAAAGTGCGCTTTAGTTTTCGAGTTGCATCGTTTGTGGTGTTGTTGATTATGTTAATAATGGGTTTTATTCTGGCGTGGTTCGGGCGTGATGTGACAGGTTTTGGAGTGGTTGCAATATCAGTTTGTACGCCAATGGCAGGCCTGCTAGTTGTCGATTATATAAGCGAGCCAAAGGACAAAATATGATGAAGTTGAGATTTATTATATTGGCTTTTGTCGGCGGGATTGTCGGCGGGTTTATTTCTGGCAATAATTACGGGCGCGATCAGATAGAAGCAAAGCACGACAAACAGGTTTTGGAGTTAGTAAGCGAACAAGCAAAAGCGATTAACGCGAAGCAAGTGCAAATTAGCGAGATAGAGCGGGCATGGCTAGACGAAGACCAGCTAACCCGTGTGATTTATAAAGATCGGATTAAAACGGTCGTGAAGGAAGTGCAAACTCATGTTAAAAATATTGGCGCTACTGGTTGTGTTATTAACGATAACGGGTTGCAGTTGGTCAACACCGCATTACTTGGAACAGTTGAAAGCGAAAATACCAGAAAGCGTGAAAACTGAATGCCCTGAATTAACAAAACTGGATAATGGTAAAATAAGCACGTTGGCGGGTAAAGTCGTCGAAGTAAGTGGAGAGTATTACCAGTGCAGAGCAAAACATAAAGCATTAATAGATATGATTTTCGAGGTTCAGCAGTGATAGATCAAGTAAGTCAAGCGGGAGTCGCGTCGACTAAATGGACTTATCTTTTTAGTTCTTTAACCGTAACAATGAGTGCATTCTCGGTTGAAGAATGGGGCATAATTCTGGGCGTACTTTTGGGTTTTTTGACGTTTGCGGTTAATTTTTATTTTAAGAGTAGGATTTTAAAGATAGAGTTAAAGGCGGCAGAGCAGAAAGCGATATATTACGGCAGAAGAGAAGGCGACGACAAATGACAAAAGCGGATTTAGAGACACTCATTGCGGCATATATTGATGCAGAAACAAAAATCTTGAAAGGCCAAACGGTCGTTCACAACGGCAAGACAATATCCCGTGCTAATCTTGAGGAAGTCATTGCAGGCCGCGAAGCACTGGAATTAAAATTAAGCCGTTTTGGTATGAAGCAACACGCAACAGCAAGTTTTAGGTGATCAGATGGAATTTATAGATAAGCTTATCGCAGGCGTTGCCCCTAGTTTTGCGGTTGATCGAATGAGAGCAAAACTTGCAATTAAGGCGTATTACGAAGCAAGCCGCCCGTCGAGAACGAGAACGAACAAGTCGGACAATTCAGGGTCAAAGACATTGACGGATGCGAGTGCATCGACTTTGCGCGGTCAAGCAAGACATCTTGACCAAAACCACGATCTAGCAAAAGGGATTTTGCGGGAGCTAGTCAATAAGACGGCGGGATCTAAAGGGGTTCAAGTCGAGAGTTTAGCGCGTGGTACTGATGGAAAGATTGCGATTGATTTTACAAGAAAGCTAAACGACCTGTGGCAAGACTGGTGCGAAGTTTGTGACGTGTCAGATGAAGGAAGCTTTAGACAGATGCAAAGATCTTTGTTGCATTCTAAATATCGAGACGGGGAAAGTTTCAACCGATTTTTAACGGGTCGCGTTTCTGGCTTGACGCATGGCACGGGCGTTCCTTTTTCGATACAAGCGTTTGAAGCTGATTTTGTGCCTTTTGTTGATGACCCAAGCAGGGGTATTTANCAAGGGATAAAGCGNAATGATTGGGGGGCGGCGGTTGATTTTCTAGTTGCCAAAAACCATCCTGCCGAAAGTTTCCAAACGCAATTTATGGAAGTGCCTGCAAGTTTGATGTGTCACGCCAAAGTTGTCGAGAGAATCGGGCAAAGCCGTGGGGTGTCAATTTTCGCAAGTGTTCTTAACCGGTTAAACGACCTAAAAGATTATGAAGATACAGAGAGAGTCGCGGCCAAAATATCGGCATCAATGGCGGCATATATTAAAAAAGGTGATTCGACATTATACGACGACGACCCAGATGAAGACCGCTCTATACAGATAGAATCTGGCATGGTTTTCGATGGTTTAAGCGCGGGGGAGGACGTTGGCACAATTCAAAGCAATAGGCCGAGCCAGTTGCTTCAGCCGTTCCGTGATTCCATGCTAAAAGCAATATCTACTGGTACTGGCGCTGGTTATTCGGCAATATCGAACGATTACTCAGGTTCATACAGTTCACAGCGCCAACAGCTTGTGGACAACTGGATAACATACGACGTTTTGCAAGATCAGGCGATCAGTGAATTAATTAGACCAACTTTTAGAAAGTTTGTACAAATGGCTATTGCAAGCGGGATGATAGCCACCAACGGGATCGACCGTGCGACGGTTTACGATGCCGATTATCGCGCCCCCGTGATGCCGTGGATTGATCCGAAAAAAGAAGCAGAAGCGCATTTAGTCAAACTGGCGGCAGGCTTGACAAGCCCGCAAAAAGTTATGCGCCAAGGCGGGGAGCGGCCGCAAGAAGTTTTAGATCAAACAAAGGCATTTATTGAGATGCTAGACAAACTAGGATTACAACAACCAGAGTATTTAACAGAAACTCAAAATCCTGCGGAAAATTAAGGAGTTATTAAAGTGACGATTAAAGCGAAAAATAAACAAAAAGGTTTTGAAATAAAAGCGGTTAGCAATCAACTCGCAGTCATTAATCTATATGCAGACGTGGGTGATTGGGGGGCGGATGCGGAATACTTCCAAAAGGAACTTTCTGGCGTGGGGGCGGTTGAGAATATCGACCTACACATAAACAGCCAAGGCGGGTCGGTCGTTCAGGGTTTAGCGATTTTTAACCAGTTAAAGTCGCACCCTGCTCAGATTACGGTCTATATCGACGGACTAGCGGCATCAATGGCATCTTATATTGCAATGGTTGGTGATCTAGTCGTTATGCCTGAAAACGCAATGATGATGATTCACAACCCGCGTTCTGGATCGTATGGAGAAGCTAAAGATCTAGTGAAAATGAGCGAGATTTTAGCAGTTGCAAAAAAAGCAATGATCGGTGCGTATGTCGAGAAGTCAGGCTTAACACTTGATAAAGTTTCGGAGATCATGGACAACGAAACATGGCTAACTGGATCAGATGCAATGGCGCTCGGTTTTGTCGATACACTAGAAAAAGACATTGATATGGCGGCCGTGTCGTCTTTCGATTTATCAAGTTATGACCATCCACCAAAAATCTTAACTGATCAATTTATCAGCGCAAAGATTGACCCTAAAACCTTAACCACCCAAACGTCTGCCGTTGCAGATAAACCAGAAAAAGAAGAGGACATTATTATGTTAACAGCAGAGCAAATTAAACAGAAAGCGTTAGACAAAGCGGCCGAAGTTAAAGCAATCCAAAAAGCTACACTGGAAGCCGAGAAAACGCGCAAGACCGATGTAAAAGCGGTTTTTGCAGGTTTTGAAGTAACACAAGCAGAAATTATGGCAACTTGTGTTGATGATATGGCTATCACGGTAGAAGATGCACAAAAACAGTTGCTTGCATCGCTTGGTAAGAATATCAAGCCAATGGCAAACGGCGCTTGGACAATGGGCAAGTCAGAATCGGAAAACAAAATTGACGGATTCGCACAAGCATTACAGGCGCGTTCTGGTCTAGTAGCACATGATATGGCTAACCCGTTCCGTGGCTTGACAATGGCAGAAATGGCACGCTCTACTTTAGAGATGAAAGGCGTTACTACAAGCGGCATGGGTAAAATGGATCTAGTCGCGGCGGCATTTACTCATACTTCTGGCGACTTTGGTAATTTGTTAAGCGGCGTTGCCAACAAGTCAATGATGAAAGGTTACAGCGAAACTCAAGAAGTTTTTGAGCAGTTCTGCTCAATCGGTAGCGTGTCAGATTTTAAAATCAATGAGCGCGTGGATATTGGCACTTTCCCGTCACTGCGTGAAGTTCGAGCGGGTGCGGAATTTAAAAACGCGACAATGGGTGATCGTAAAGAGCAGGTAAAAATTGCTACTTATGGTGAGAAATTCAGCATTACCCGTCAAGCAATTATTAATGACGACTTGGGAGCGTTTACAAAGATACCGCAAAAGATGGGTATGGCCGCAAAACGAACAATCGGTGATCTGGTTTTTGCAATCCTGACATCTAACCCAGACATGGGTGACGACATTCCGCTATTCGATGCTTTACATAAAAACATTGGCACGGGTGCAATGACTTCTGCAACGGTTGATGCTTTGAGAGTCTTAATGGCGAAGCAAAAGGACGGCGCGGCTGTTCTTAATATTCTGCCTGAGTTTATGCTTGTGCCTACGGCTTTACGTGGTACAGCAATGCAGATCATGGAATCAGAAACCGAGATTTTAGCGGCTAAAAATTCTACTGCGCGCAACACGGTTCGCGGTTTAGCAACGGTCATTTCTGATGCCCGTTTAGATGCTTCAAGCGCAACGGCTTTCTATCTAATGGCTGGGCAAATGTACGACGCAATCGAAGTTTCATACCTTGACGGGAACAGCGCGCCAATGCTTGAACAGCAAGCGGGTTGGGATATTGACGGCACGGAATTTAAAGTGAGAATTGATGCGGGCGTGAGCGCACTTGACTATAAGTCAATCGCAAAATCTACTGGCGCGTAAACCACAAAACAATGACCGCTTAGGCGGTTAAAACATTAAAATATTTGGAGAAAATATCATGGCTACGAATTTTGTAAAAAACGGAACAACAACCGAATTTGTTGCATCGACGGCGGTCACTTCTGGTGCAGTTGTTGTAATCGGTTCAATCTTTGGCTTGTCGCTTGATGATGTCGCAAGCGGTGAAACTGGCGTTGCTCAGATCGTCGGAGTGTGGGAAGTGCCTAAAGTTACTGGCACGGCAATCACCAAAGGTGCATCGCTTGATTATGACGTATCGACCAAAAAGTTTGCAGTTCTTGCAACACCTGCGGCGGGTGATCTTGTCGGTTGTGCGGTGTGCGATGTGGGGGCGGCTTCTGCTGATACCACGGTAACGGTCATCATTAACATGAGCGGTGCGAAAGTAGCTTAAAAACGGTTACGCAAGCCCCTTTTTCGGAGGGGGCTTTTTTGACTTAGTTTTAAACTCATACCAAAGGAATTTATCATGGCAACCCAAGCACCGATTGTTTTAACAGATGTTTTTCAGCCTATCACGTCGGCACAGGCTTATATTCAAATAACAGGGCGCGCCGTGGTTGAGTATTATACAGGCGTTGATCTGGGCGGGAGCATTAAGACAGAGCAGGGATTTGGCTATCCTGGTGGAGACACACTTTTTGCAAAAACAGACACCGCAAGTTTTGGTGATAATATTATAATTACAGCAGACGAGGTGGCTTAAATGACGATGCCAATATACGGAGCGCCAAAACCAATAGCGGAAACAACCACCACATTGAGTCTATCTGCAAACATACTAAAATATATAGATGAAGAAGGTATTGCCACGAATTTTGACCTTTCGCTTTATTTAGATGATACAAATTTATCATTTATTCAGGCGGGTGTATTAGACGGTGCGACAGGCATTGCGACTTTTACAAGAAGTGATGCAACAACATTCACGGTGGACTTGAGTGATTTGCTTGGGGGTGGTGTTAATGTTTTCAAAAAATCAGACTCTTCAGNCGTGTTATTCACAAAGACAGGTA